TTGCCGAACATGGCCTTGAGCTGCTTATCTTGCGGCGAACCATTAAACGCCGTGATATTGTCAGGGTATAAGTTCAGCGTCTTCTTTTGGTGTTCTATGTAGAAATACTCAGCGATTCGGACGGTTTCCTGGCGCATCCACATGCTAAGTGACTGATCGCCAACGCCTTGCGACATCATTACAGAGATTGGCAGCGCATCTGGATACAGGCGCTCGTATTCTTCTTTAGGAATGTCTTCCGTTATAAAGCACCATTCCGCGTCTGATCCGCATGGATCATGGATCATTGGATCCATATACACGCTGAAACTGTTACGGACGCGACCGATCTTCAGGTCTTGGTCAAACGAGTCTTCGCGGCAATATTCCGTAAGGATTCGGATATAACCTTCGCCGTAGGTAACTTGATTGTCGCAGGCTGTATCATATGCAACGTCCGCGTCGGAAAGGTATTCGATGTGTCTAACGATACCTTGAAAGACTTCTGCGACCGCGACGTCGGCCTTATCGTCCGCTGGGATGACTTTGCCGGAGGGTCTGTTCTGTCGTTGCTCATTCGTTACTAACCTGACATGCTGTGGCAGCTTGTTAATCGTCAGGCATGGCCGTGCGTTAATCGTCTGGCCCTGCACCGCGCCTCTGGTCGCCAACACGTCGGCAGGCCATTGCCAAGCATTATCTGGAGAGCCTGCCATAAACCGCAAGTCGTCCAGCTCGTCTTCTCTTGAATCGGAATAGGCTGCACTCGCCACCGTAAAGCGGTGACGCATCGTCGCCAGACGGTCGCCGTCTGGGTTGTCGGATACTTGGCCTGCGCCTTCTACATCACTTGCAGCCACTAGATTTACCCTTTTTAGCCGCCGCGCGCTTTGTTGAATACGCGATTGCAACAGCCTGCTTGACCGGCTTACCGGCAGCGACTTCAGCTTTTATGTTCTTCCGAAAGGCGTTCTTCGATGATGACTTAACTAGAGGCATTATTTCTTCCTCGTCTTAGCGGACTCTTTGAACGCCTTGGCTGTAGGTGCGCCTTTAGCGCCTGGCTTCCGCATCTTCTCGCCTGAACCGGCTGCGATGCGCGCCTTCTTGGCGTGAATATTATGATAGAGGCCCGGTTTACTTGCCACAGTTCCACCTCTTCATTGATGCTTTAGCGCGGTCTGCGTTCTTAGACTTAGCGACTACGCCGCCCATTCTCGCACAGAAGCTCGCCTTACGGCCCTTGTCAGCGTCTGTCTTAGGGTTCGGCGCAGGTGCCTTTAACTTGCTGCCAGTCGCCTTGTTGTATTTGGCGCGACCTTTAGCCGTCAGACCAGCGCCCGCTTTCGTCGATAGCTTCTCGCCACGACCAACAGATAATGATACCATTAACTCGCCATCCATCCTGAAGAGGCTGCGTTGCCACCATACGCGACGCGCCGTGTGTTGTCTACTCGCTGTTCACGTCTGGCGACAGGAAATGCGAAGGTTATTGCGATAGCATCCGCCGCATCGGGGGATGCGAGCCCACGGGCCCGCATATCCTTCTTGCTTTCTAAGAATATCGTGCCTTTGCTATCTGGCTTCATCATAGGCCCGATGAGGTCTGACTTTAAGTAGCGGTCTTTGGGAATGGAGGCGTCCTTCAGCCAGTCCTTCATCGCGCCCCACATCTCAGCGCGCTTGTTCCCATACATCATGGGCTTCGTGCTCTTATTGCCGAAGTTCACGCCGCGCACCTTGTAGCGCTGTTCCTTTAAGCGATCCACCACGCCCGCACCTAAGCCGCCTTCGTCGATAACCACTAAGGCTGGTTTGAACTCCTCGATCACGTCGATGACGCGGCCCACGACCTCCATCGTGTCGTCGCCGCGATACCGTTTAATAGCGATAATATCGCGGCCCTGCCTTATGGCGATGACGGTGGCGTCGGCACCAAAGCGTGCCGGATCCACTCCGACCACGATGGGGGCGGACTGGTCAGCGATAAGGGGCCGCTCCATTGCCTCGTCAACCAGCGCGTTTCCGATGAACTGGTCGTCGCTTGCGTTCGGAAACTGACCGTAGACTTCGACGTGCGCGGCGCTGGAGTCGGGGCCATACTCGTCAATGATCTGTTGGTAGACGGCTTTATCCGTCCCTTCGACAGATCTGGCATCGACAATCTTATTTCGCCAGAAGTCGCGCTTGGAGTTAAAACACTCATAAAAGTAACCAGAGTTACGACGGGGGTTGCTGAAGCACAACCAAAAGCGATTAGGGGTATTTTCCGTAAAAAAGCCCGCTGCAACTGACCAGATACTATCATCAATTCCGCTTGCCTCATCGAATACCAGCATGACACCCGCGAAGTTATGCACGCCAGCATATGCGTCAGGATTCTCCGCACTCCACAACCGCCCTTCTACGCCCCAATAGCGCGTTCCCATCTTCAGATCACGTTCGACCAGTTCAGCAATCCACTTGGCCGGTAGCACCCGCGTCGCGGACACCTCGAACCAGTGCGTGTGGATCGCCATGCTCAACCACTTCGTTATCTCAGCCCAGGTGACTGAGCGGAGCTGCGCTTCCGAGTTCGCACTTACTATAGTGGTAGAGCCTATGCGTGTGGTCAGCATCCAGATTGTGAGCCAACTGACTAGCGCGGACTTACCGATACCGCGCCCAGATGACACGGCCAGTCTTAGCGTCTCAAAGTCTATGCGTCCGTTGTTGGCGTGGATGTGATCGCGCAGTTCGACGAGGACTTCCCTTTGCCAGCGTCGGGGGCCTTCAAAATGTTCAAGTGGCGTATTCGGCTTCCCCCACGGAAAGGCTAGTCTCACGAAGGCCAGCGGGTCGTTCTTCAGCGCGGGGTTCCACAGCGTCGCCATTAAGCGCTGTTCTTCCTCCGGCGAATATACCGTCGTTTGCATCTATGATCTGCCCTTCGATGACTCGTTGCTGCGCCTCCTGAAGCGCCGCCGTAATAGATATGGTCTGGTTGACTTCGACGCTGACAGCCTGCTTGGCTACCCAGCCATGCGCGTGCTTCAGCATCTCAAGCGCGGCTTTAGTGTCGCCGTTCAACGCCGCCGTGCGGAGCACGTTCGCCATCTCAGCCTCACCGTCTGCGCGGCCTTTGGTTTCCGCATACTCAGCGATGGGATCGAACTGCACAAGCCGGCGATACTCTACAGGCATCATGCCGGCAGCTAACGCCAGCGCGTCACCTTTGAGTCCTTTGCGCGCGGCGTCGTAAATAAGCTCTAGGTTCTTTTCTGTGGCCTCTATTTTTCGAGGCTCATATGGCAAGCTTTCAAACATAGAATCTTTATTACCATAATTTAAAAATAAAAAAAAGTTTGTGTAATCCCTGCCCACGATTTCCCGCCTTCCCCAAGGCCCAGCCCCCCTCCCGAATGTCAACCAATGTATACAAATGTAAACTGAATTGAATGTCAACCAATGTCAACATGTTTACATAAACTAAGTTGTCATTCAAATGTCGACATAATCCTGTGGTCATGGTGGTCATGTAATTTCAGGTCGTGTTGACGTTTACCGGGGAGAATGTAAACATGTGGGGGAGAGAAAACGCGAGAGGAGGGGGTTATGGTCATCATGGTCATTTTGGCCCCCTGCGGAAAATCGCGCCAGATATGGAGAGCTATACACATTAATTGTATACGTATATATTTTTTTTTAAAGTATGAGATTAATGACCAAAAAGACCAAAAGCCACATAAGCCCGCAAGATCAGCACGTTAACCTTGGCCATTTTCCAACAACACCGTGACCATTCGCGACCAAGACGACCATAATAAACAAAAAAAGTGTTATGTTACAAAAATAGTTATTGACTAATAAAGAAAGTGTGCTAATATCTAATCATCAAAACGCAAACAGGATAACCCAAAATGACCAAAAGATATCACTGGAAAGTCTACTCTATATCGCCTGAGGTTGGAGAAATAGTTTGGCAATACGGTCACTGTTATGACCGCGAAGCAGCGCTAGAGCACATGATTAGATATGTGAACCTTTATCGATGTGAATTCGATTTTTATTCAGTGGAGGTATCCGACAATGACTAATCAAATGCCGTTTCATCCCCGTGATTGGCGCTTTTACGCTGCGTATAAAATAATGAATCAAGACGAAGGCGTTTTTATATACTGGGCCATGACACTTTGGAGCTAAGACAATGGACATTTGTTTAACAGAAAGCGGTCGCGGCGAATGCGACGATTGGCGCGCCGAGCTGCGCTTCAACAATCAAAATGAAGCGACCCTAATTTTTGCCGCAACCTGCGATTGGGAGGCCTAAGACAATGTTATCCACTACCGCTAAATTATTATTAATAACCCTGCGCGCATGCGCCGAGCGAGAAGAGGAGCATGCCGACGGGACGCGCTGGGGGCTTGTGTATCTCGACAATGCGCGCCCTGACGATATGCCAGCCAGGGCGTTCGCGGGCTATCTCTCAGCGCTCAAAAACGCCGAGCTGTATCATAGCTTAAACGACGATTGCTTCGGCCTTGTAAAGCTCTAATAAAAAAAGTTAGTCAATAACAAAAAAAGTTATTGACTAACAAAAAAAGTGTGCTAAGTTAGCTTTATTGAAACACGGGGCAACAAAATGATCACTGACTTTCTCTTCACTGTCTCAAGCGCCTTTATTGGCCTCTTACTAATCGCGGTAGCTTTTGAACCCCTACTAAGGTAGGGGGCTCTAGTGTCCTTTTGTCTCTTAATGAGGTTAGTTCAATGCAAAATAGAATATTCTCGACCGATAGCGCCAAAGCCACTAAAGCCACGTCTTACGGTTATTATAATGCAATCCAATACATGGCCCCTGCTAGCACGTCAGGGCATAACCTATGCCCGCATGCAAGCGCCGCATGCATCGCGTCTTGTCTTGGCTGGTTTAGTGGGCAAGCCGGCATGGTCGCGGACTTAGAAAAAGATATGAATAGTGTGCGCCGGTCGCGCATACAAAAGGCGCAGCGCTTTATGCGCGAGCGCAAGGCATACATGCGCGACGTAGTGAAGGCCGTCGATCTTATAACCAGGCAAGCGCACAAAAAAGGGTTGTTGCCTTGCGTACGTCTTAATGGTTCAAGTGACATTGCCTGGGAGGGCGTAGCATGCGAGCGCGACGGCGTGCCGCATAAAAATCTATTTGAGGCTTTCCCCGGCGTTCAATTCGTGGATTACACCAAAAACGCCGCGCGCCTTAAACGAGCGCTGCCAGCTAACTATTGCCTAACCTTGTCCTACTCAGGCGAGAACGCGCAAGCTTGCCAAGACGCGCTAGCGGCTGGGCATAACGTGGCGGTAGTGTTTGACGCGCTCCCTGGTCACTACTGGGGTTTTGACGTTATCGATGGCGATTTACATGACTTGCGCCATCTCGACCCGCGCGGCGTTATTGTAGGCCTTGTGCCAAAAGGCGCTAAAGCAAAAAAATCACAAGATGGCTTCGTCATTAGATTAGCAGCATAGGGGCGCGCAATGGCTATTATGCAAGTTACTACTAAGACCGTCTCGTTAAAAATCATAATGCGAAGCGCTCTATTTAATCGCGGCGTTAAAGAGGCGCGCGAAGGCAAGCCGTTTAATTATGACGCAGGAAAAACGCTCAATGATCAATGGGCGTATGAGCGCGGCCGCTTGTTCGGGACACGATATAAAACAACCCCGATAAAAGATCATAGGGGGCGCGTTACTTACACGGCACAAGATGACATGGCGCAAGCTTTAAGAGAGGGGGTTATATTATGAAAACTTTTGACTCTTGGCATAATGGGCCTTTTTGTAACGATGAATTGAACCTTATTTTTACCGGGCTTTACTTATGGGTTGCTGACGATTGCGTCACATCATGGGCACCCAGGTTCAAAATGCTAGTTAAGGGGAACAAATAACATGAGACCATTAAACGCAATAGCAGCTGAAATCATAACCAATTGGCGCAAGCCCTACTTTGGAGCGATTCCCTATCTCGCGGCAATGGCAAC